GCAACTTTTCCATCCTCTTGCGTAAGGCTCGTCTGCTGTTGCTCCCACCGTCTAATCCTGTCGTGTTGGGCGTGTGGAAGCTGTCCACGCCATTTGGCGACAATCCAGATTCTGTCCCTCTGATGGTTTGCTCCAACATCCGCTGCTCCCAGCACTCCCCATCTCGCATCAAACCCCATTGAGGCCAAGTCTCCAAGAACTCGTCCAAGTCCCCTAGAAGTGAGCATTGGTGAGTTTTCCACGAACACGAATCTGGGTCGTACTTCACGAATGATCCTCGCCATTTCTCCCCACATTCCTGACCGCTCTCCATTGATGCCAACTCCTTTTCCAGCGGCTGAGATGTCTTGGCACGGAAAGCCTCCAGATACGACATCAACAATACCTCTCCATGGGGTTCCATCAAAGGTTTGAACATCATCCCAAATCGGGAAAGTCGGGAGAAGTCCGTCATTTTGTCGGGCGCACAGTATGCTTGCTGGATACTGTTCCCACTCGACGGCACAGACTGTTCTCCATCCAAGGAGATGCCCCCCCAATATTCCTCCACCAGCGCCTGCGAAAAGAGCCAACTCATTCATTGCATCCCCATGGGGTCTTCGTCACCCATTGCATCTTTGATTCGTTTCAATTCCCTCGCCAGCATGACCATCAGTTGGCTGTTAGCATGGAAAGCTTCTGCCATCTGCTCAAACTGGTGCTCAAGGTGGCTGATCCGCTGCTCCAAAGTCTCTTCATTCATGGCAAAAGCTCCATCACTGTGACCTCAATCCGAGGCGATCCATATGCTTTGATGCTGTGCAGTTCGCACACCTGACTGTCGTCTGCCCACAAGATGCCATTGCCAGCATCCATAACGGCCTTGATGTAGTTGTCCAGATCGGGTTTGCCAACTGGTCTGAGATCCCCAGACTCTGCTTGCTGGCGCTTGACCTTTGACCAACTGACAGGGATTGCCTTGTAGATCCGCACTGACAGGGCTACAGGCGTGTCCAAGGGATCTTGGCTACCCATGGCTTGTCTCGCCATCTGAGCCACCTCTGACTCCCAATTTGCCGTCTTCTTGGGGGTGTATGTCTTCACGAACCCTCCCTGTCTGGCGAATCTCGGCCTGCCTTTCCCCACAGGCTCTCCACATACGACAAAATTCACCATGAAAGTCATTGAGATCCCCTGTTACTTGTAAAGCTCGGTCAACCAAGCTGGTAGGCATAGCCTCGCCTTCACGCACAGCATCCAGCACTTTGTGCGCCTCTTGCTTGGTCATTTGATTGCCCTCAAGGGCTTGATAAAAGGCAAATCTGTGGGCTTTTCAGGCGGTGGGGGCGGCATATTTGCACTGGGCGGTGTCCACCCATGCTTGCGCCAAGTGGCTTGGACATCCGCACCACGCTGATACTTGAAGTTGTCAGCGGTCACACGGACGCTAGGCATAGTAATTTTTGTACCTTCAGGTGGTATCCACTTATTCATTGCCAGTCCTCAGAAATGATTGAAGTCTCGTATCGGCACTGGAGTACTGCCGTCCAAGATTGTCAATTATCAGATCGTCAACAATGGCAGCCATCGATCTGCGTTGCGCCAATGCCGCATTGCGAAGGATGTCTTTGCTGGTGGGACGCACTCTCACCATGAGCGGAGTGACCTGAATTTTGGGATTGATTGTGTGTTTCATGCTTGCAAGTATATTGCAAAATGCAATCATACGATTAGGGAAAGCACCTACAAACCCAGCATTTATTGGTGGTGTATACTGATATCACTTTGCAATCATGCAAGGCAAACAACCTACCTACTAAGGAGAGTTCAATGAAGTTCGGTACATTCTGGAAAAAGCTTGTCCGTAGAAAAGATCCCCACACCAGCCAAGAAGCAGCCAAATCGGTTGATACAACCAACATGGAGCAGATTGTCTATGAGGTCATCGCTCAATATCCAAGTGGTTGCATACAAGACGAGGTGCTGGCGCATCTGATGAGCTACCCATACTCTACAGTCACCGCTCGGTTCAGAGCCTTGCTCGACAAGGGTTACATCATCGACACTGGGTTGACTCGCCCTGGTAGGTCGGGAAGAAAACAGCGAGTTCTCATCATCAAGGAGTTTCACAATGCCTAAGTTAACCTCGGACAAAATGCTGTCCTGCTCACAACTGCCCAGCCTGTTTGGTGTCAGCCCTTACTCCAGCCCGAATGATGTCTTGATGTTCTGCATCAAGTCCATACTGGGCGAGGATGCCCGAACCCCAGCGGGTGAAGCGGCAGACTGGGGAAATGCTTTGGAGCCAGCCATCATTGCGGAGATGGCAAAGCGCCTCGGCATTGACCGATATGAGATGCCAGACAAGGCATTCCAGCACCCTGAACTTGCTCTTGCCGCCAGCGCAGATGCCATTGCCCTGATCGATAAACCCATGGTGATCAAACATGACCCCAGCAAAGGGATTTATGTCATGGATGGCGACAGCATTGAGTTGAATGGCAATGGTGTGCTGGAGTCCAAGCTGACCCGTGGTCACCCAGAGGATGTATTGCCCTTGTACCGTGGGCCAATTCAAGTCCAAGGCGTGATGATGTGTACTGGGTTGGACTGGGCAGCCATCGGTTGCTTGTACTCAGGCGTGGAACTGCGGATCTTTCTGTTCAAGCCACACGCTGAAACCATGGCACAGATTGAGAACTACGCCATCGATTTTCAAGGCAGACTGACTACCTTTGAAGAGACTGGGGAAGCTCAGTATTACCCAGCGGCTGACAGCAAAGATGCCAACCGCATCTGGCCTACCGCAAGGGAAGAAGAGATCGAACTGGACATTGATGCCGAAGACTTGGTTGCCAACATTGTGCTTGCCAAGAACAAGATTGCCAGCATCCAAGAAGACATTGATATTTGGGAGAAGGATCTCAAAGAGATGATGAAGGATTATTCCAGTGCCAAGGTCGGACATTGGACTCTCAAATGGCCTATGCGTCACTACAAAGCCACGCCTGAGAAGATCACACCAGCCAAAGAAGCCTACTCAATCCGTCAGTCAACGATCACCATCAAGGAAACCAAATGAAACAAATTGCATCAGCTTTGGTCAAAGCCCAACGAGCTTTTGGCCCAGCATTAAAGACCAGTACAAACCCTCATTTTCGCAGTCGGTATGCAGATCTGTCTGCTTGCGTGGAAGCCGTCATCGATGCCCTGAATGAGAACGGTATCTATTTACTGCAAAAAAATTACGACTGCAATGATGGCATCATGTGCGAGACAGTGTTTGTCCATGAGTCTGGCGAGATGCTGGAGTGTGGCATTGTCCACTTCCCTGCTGTCAAACAAGATCCGCAAGGGTACGCCAGTGCCTTGACCTATGCCCGTAGGTACAGTCTCATGTCTGCTTGTGGTATCGCTCCAGAGGATGATGATGGCAATGCTGGCAGTCGCAAGTTAGCGCCAGCAGTCAATCCACTGGATGCCATCAAGCCAACAAACCCAGCGAATTTGCCATACACGCTGAACATACCAGGCAAAGAACCACGCCAATATGCAGACTCAGAAACCTACACCAATGGAACCATCGAATTGCGTGAAAAGGTAGAGAAATCAGCATTGACACCACGCACCAAAATGACCAAACTTAGGGAACTGCGTGAGGCAAACGAGGATCAGGTAAACAAGATCAACCCTGAGCATAAGGCTAAGTTGCTTGGGGATTACCAACTGCGCCTGAAAAGACTGGGCGCACAGCTTGAGGAGAAAGTAGATGAATCCAACGGACTGGGAGAAGCTTGATAAGGAATACAGAGAGTATTGCCGAAGATGTCAGTCTATCGGCATACCCCCTGTCGATTTTCACACTTGGCTCTTAGGCCAAGATTAAGCCATCAGGGAATCCAAGGCGTGTTGAGTACGAGCAATCCGATCATCAATGCCATGGGTTCCCCCATTGATCCGCTTGGTCAAGGTTGTCATATCGTTGGCATCAGCATACTGATTCAACTTATTCTTATCCCAGAACCAGCCTGCTGACAAGGCAGCGTACTTAGGACTGGATACCTGATCTGGATCTTCTACCAGGTCAACACCCAAAGCCTCACCACACGCACGGTAGTTGTCTTTGCCAGTCAACTGGATCAAGCCACGACCACGGTACTTGAACCCTTCACCAGAGTCCTCATCACCATTGCCCATGCGGTCGGCATAGACTTTGTTGGCAATCTTCTCTGGGTTGCGGTGGTAAGGTTGGGCAGCGTCCAAAGATGGGAACCGCTTAGGCCAGACCTTGGTCAATCCTTCTGCTGAGTAGTTGAGGTTTTCTTTGAGCGCAGTGAACCCAGCAGATTCGTGAGCGCATTGCCCCAAGAAACAAGCTTGTCTCTCAGGCGTGTTAATGTCGAATCGATCAAAAGTTTCATTGATTGCATCTATCCACTCCTCTGCCTTTGCAGGCGTTAATTTCAAAGCATGGGCAAGTTGTTCAGCGTTCATCAGTTTCCTTTCATGGTTTGGTAGATGGAGTTGTAGGCATCGATGCAGGCATTGAGTTGTCTGATTGCTTTGTCTCCATCGTCTGTGATGGCGACAAGAGCTTTAGCAGTCTCTCGCTCAAGTTCGGCTCCTGTTTGAATGCTATCTCTGGCGGCAGTGGAGGTATCTGTGGTGGTTTGTATGGGGCAGGCGGTGGCTTTAACAGGGATCCGCAACCGCAAAGCACCAGAGTCGATATCAGAATTGCGCTTTTGAGTAACAGTTTTTGCATTGTTGTTTGCCTTTACAAGTTCATTGGCTTGTGTCTGGACAGCAGAAACCAAAGCCTGCTCCTTAACCCGTGCCTGTTCGTTTAACCTGGCTATCTCCAACTGCTGGCGCTTGCTTTCATCGGATCCACCTTTCATGTATCCAGTTGTGCCAGCGCCAATCACAGCCATCAAGATGCCAAGCAGCACCCATGGATTGAATAGACTCATTCCTTTGGTTCCATCTTTGGTTCACTGTCAGCATCAGCATCTGCCTTGGCAACAGCTTTTGCAACAGCTTTGACACCAGATCTGCCAGCTACACCGCCAAGCACACCAGTGATGAAGACCATAATCGTAGAAATCTGGCTGGTGTATACCTTGTCAATGGGAGCCATGCCAGCCATTGGTTGTGTGACATAAGTCACAGAGTAGAGGAACGCAAACATTGCACCGAAAAGAATTGCCACCAAGATGACAATCACAAAAGCCCAGACACGGATCTCTATCTCTTCAGCAGTCATTCGATTGGGTTTGTTCATTACGACAGTAGGCATTATTTTTTCTCCTTCTCAGGTGTTACAAGTTGCTCAGGACAAGTGCCAGTGGCACTACAGACTGGAGGTTTGCATTGATCAAGTTCCCAGTTTTTTGGATCTTGGCATGGATACCTGAATCTATCTTCGCAGCCAGTCAACAAGACCAGCAAAATAGACAGACCCCAAATGCAATATATATTCATTTCTCTTTCTCCCTTTCCTTCTGTTCCACTTGTCTTCTAAGCCGTTCAACCTTTTCAACTTGAGCTTTGACTTCATGCTTGGCTTCCAAAATGTCTAGATACAACATGGCTCCAACTGGCAAAAGAAACGCAATCAATATGCAAGCAGCAATCCAGCCCATTATTTCTTCCCCAATTGGCTTACGAACAGGAGCCACATCCAAAGGTACAGGAGGAATATAGAAGTCGCTACTAGGTATCCTAGTTTTAGCTGGAAGTTTCTTTGGTCTTCCTTGCGTTGCCATGCCTCTTGCCTTTTGATTGCCTCTTGTTTAAGCCTTGCTTGTGTCTGCTCCTCCTGAATGATCTCCCTCATGTTGAACACCTCGGAGTACAGCGCCCCCATCTCAGGTGGTGACTGATACACCATGCATTCACGAATCTGAACCACCAACTCAGCCATCTGCTGCTGTGCCATCACCCGCTTTAGTGCTGCCTCCATGTGGTTTTGATCTGGGTCATAGACAGTTCTGGATTTTTCTTCTTCTTCTCTTATGTGTGCTTCAAGTTGTTCTTGAATTTTGAAGAACTCAGTAAGTTGCTTGACAATGTTGACCTTGACCTGAGTCTCGTCAACGGCAACGAACTTCTCCTTCTTTTTCGCCACAGACTTTGGCGCTGAGACTGATTGTGTTGACTTATTTTTAGGTTTAAATAAGTTACTAAGTTTATTCCAAAATCCAGTAACTTCCTTATATACCTTGGCAGCTTCATCAACAGTGGACTTGACTTCCATGAAAGAAGTCTTTGCCTGTTTGTAAAGCTCACATCCTTCCTTAATTGCCGCCACGCAGGCGTTGGCAGCGAACAGCAAGGATATGGGATCCACATTGTTACAACCCTAAGAGTTTCTTGACAAACTCACCAGCCACACCTGGGCCAAATAACACCAGAACAATCACCGCATACAACAAGTGTTCGATCTTGGTCATCCGCTTGGAACCATCATCAAATCGTGCTTGGATACCCTCGTATCTACTGGCGCATACCGCCTCATGAACGCTTAATCTTTTGTCAGTCTCATTGGCAAGTTCGTGTACTTCGCTCATGATCAATTTATCCGTGTGTCTTTCAGTTTGTTGGGGTAGTTGTTTGGTCGGAAGGCGCTTCAACTGGGGCATCAGGCGCTACCGTAGTCTCAACAACCACTTCAGGCTCCACAACAGCTTCTGTCACTGGTGCAGACTCCACAACAGGCTCTACAGGCGCTTCAACGACAGGCTCAGGCGTAGGCTCAGGGATAGGGCGCAGTTCTCCCCTGTCCCATGTTGTAGTCTCTTGATTCCATGTGTAGAAGTATTCGTCCACAGGCATAGGAACAGGCGGCTCCCACAACCAGCTTGATGTGTTCAGTACCCAGTTGTCAAACGGCTGAGGTGCATAGAAGACATCATTCGCTTCATCGTAGGTGTAACCAATACCAGCGTAGTTGCCACGCATTGGGCGACCTTCTGGGTGCTGGTTGCCAAGAGTTCTGTAGCTGGTTTGAATCCAGCCGTGACCCACTGCACCTGTGGCGATGAAGTCCTCTTCAGCAACAATCACTTGGGTGACAATACCGTTTTCTACTCGGGCAAAGTGTGACAATTTAATTCTCCTTGAATGTGATGGGTGTTAGTTTAGTCATCAGCGAGCATTTGCAAATTTCGTTGGATTTTCGCCGAAGGCGGCGTAGATTAGCGTGTTTGAGGTGTTTATGTCGCCCCAACTTAATCGAATCTTGAATCCGTTTGAAAGAAAATCAACACCGCCAGCAATACCCGTAGCCCCGCTGTTTTCTGAATCAGCGGTGTTTGGTGCTAATTTTTCACCTGTTACGTTGTATGTACTTCTTGCTGAATCAAACACCACCCATGTTCCGCCAGCAACTACTGATGATTTAATAAGTAAATATCTTGGCCTGAATCCAAGGTATATGAAAGGCCCGTCAGCACTACCATTGCCTGTGTAGCTACCAAATGCAGAGTAGCCAGCAACAGCGGCCCAGCAATAGGCGACATAATCACCTGATGGTATTGCTGTTCCTGTTGAAAAAACAGTAGATGTTGGAATTGCGCTATTCCAAACACTTGCCAATGTTCCAATACCACCAGTGCCAGAAAGACTCAAATATTGAGTTCCGCTAAGAGTAGTATGCCAAACAGGCCAATCTGAACCTCCACCAGAACTTGCATTTCTGCGTTTCAATATCAACATTTTGGGAGCAACTCCCAACCCATGACCAACAGTAGCGTTAGCACCTGTGCCTGTATATGTCACCACGCTGAATCCAGCAGTTGCATTTACAGACACTGTGCTGGTGATAGAGCCAGATGTGTTGGATGATGTAGAGCCTTGTCCTGCTTGCCACTGCCAAGCAACATAGGTAGTGCCGCTTGCATTTGTGCTTCCAGTAGTAACCAAGTCAGGCCCAAGCGTAAACCCGTTTGAGTTAAATGCAGTCAAACCTTTTCCTGATTCAGTGGTTTCTGCGTTGGTCAAATTACTGAAAACTTGTTTGCTTACGCCACGAACAGAGTCAGTCAATGTATTTGAAAATGCACTGCTTCTTGCTTTCATCCAAACTAAATCGGGTTGCATGGATACACCATTAACAGCATTACTAACTGTTAAGTTGGCATTAGTTCCCGTATAAGTCGTAGCCGCCATCACAGTGCGACCATCAGGAATTGCATATGTTGTTGGCATGGTTGTTCCTTATAGGTTGTATGTGTTTAAGGCAACGAAGCCTGTGGGTGGTGTGTAAGTCCAAGGCTGTTGACCAAAATTCCAGTTAGCCGCTATTGCAGAACCAGCCGCATTTGCTTGGCAGAATACATAGTTCACAGTTGAAGACGGAAGTGTGATCGCCCCTTGCGATGTGTTAGCTTTGTAAAAAGTAATTGTTCCAGCGGGGCCGTCAAAAGCAATTCCTATGGTTTCTGTTGTGTATGAAGCGCCATAAGCTGAAGCTGTTCCATTGACATATTTATTGCCGTTGCTTGCATAGTACAAAACAGACATTTGTCCTGCTGTGTTGATGTCTGCGGCAAGAAAATCTACAGCAGTAACTCCACACCAGTTGTAAATGCTTGATGCAAATGTTACCTCCGCATACCATTTGCCATTCCAAGGCAAAGCAATGGTGCTTGTTAAACCTCTTTGTGTGCTTGTTTCAGCAGTACCAGTCAAATTGCCATTTGAAAAACCGCCAGAGCTTGATGGTCTTATTGGATTCAGTGTTGCAAAGTTCGCCGCTGTCGCACTTGTCAGTGTAGGTACATCGGTCATGCTGTCGTAGGTTGCTCCAGCAGTCAAGCTGATGCCTGCTGATGGTGTCCAGTTGTTTCCATTGGGGCTGAAGTCGTATCCCAATGTTGTTGTGCTGGTCTTGTTGGTGAACGGCAAGTAAAAACCATTCGTGCCATACGAGCCACCATAGGTGATGGGTTGCCATACACCATAGGAGTTGAATGTTCCAAAGCTGTTTGGTGTCAGGGCTTGACCGTCAATGAAGTTGATTTCGGTCATGTAGCCGTCAAAATAACTTGTAAGACCCCCGCCAGAAGTGTTTGAACTTCCTATGACATGGCGGCCTGTTGAATTAACAGCGGTACTTGAATTTTGTGCTGGATAACTAGTTGAGGAAAAAGATGTTACTTGAACACCGTTTACATATAGCTTAACTCTATTTGAAGCTGTTGCTTGTGTAGTATCAACTGCAAAAACCAAGTGATACCAAGCAGCTGGGTCACGAAATACTTGTGTTGTTACAAATACATTTGTTCCAACAAGCTGAGAATAAAAAATCAATGTGCTGTCTGATTGAAAATCTATCTCAACAAATCCTGCGGTTGTTGCGGTAGCTCCTGCATTAAATAAACCAAGTACGCCTGAAAGCGAACCTCGTTTAACCCACATACTTAATGTCCATGTTGTTTGGTTTGAGGCACTTGCAGGTGTCCGATTCAAATAAGCAGATGCACTTGAACGGAAACGCAAAGAGTTGCCCACCAGCTTGATTGGAGTCAAGTATCCACTTGATGTGAATGTGTGGATGACATTACCACCAGTGATGGTGACAGTACCACCAGCCATTTGTTGAGTAGAGCCGGGGTAGCTGATGATGACAATGCCAGAGCCGCCAGCACCGCCAGCAAAACCTTGGTTGCTAGCAGTAACACCACCGCCACCGCCGCCGCCACCAGTATTTGCTGTTGCCGCTGTTCCAGCCGCATTTGTTCCTCCAGCACCGCCGCCACCAGTGCCACCAGAACCACCAGAACCAGAAGATTGATTACCGCCGCCACCACCACCAGCGTAAGTTACTGATGCACCACTTAAAGATGAGGCTGTTCCTGCGCCGCCAGCGCCTCCAGATGCGCTTGTTGCAGTAGTTCCAGTAGTAGATGCACCGCCACCACCGCCACCACCTCCACCAACGGAAGTGCCGCCAGCGCCACCATTGCTACCTTGAGATGGAGATGTAGACGGGGTGTTTCCTGCGCCGCCTGCTCCAGAATTCTTACCTTGTCCGCCGCCACCAGAGCCGCCAGTTGCGCCATTTACACCACCAGTAGAACCGCCCCGACCTCCACCTGTTGAAGTGGTTGATAAAAATACCGAGTTAGATCCGTTTACGCCAAGTCCATCATCTGCGCCACCTGCTCCACCCGCTCCAACCGTTACAACATAAATTGAATTTGTATCAATTGTTGCTGTGGCTGTACGATAGCCACCAGCACCGCCACCGCCAGCACCTGCGGCAGGACTGCCGCCATTACCGCCAGAACCACCACCTCCACCAGCAACAACCAAATAGGATGCGCTCAAAGGTGTAATCGGGCTGAGAGTGCCAGAAGTCGTGAATGTGTGAATGGTGTTTGTGCCATCAGTTGTGATGACACCGCCACCAAACTGTTGTGCGCCAGCATAGGAAATGATGACGATGCCTGAGCCGCCTGAGCCGCTAACTACCGCACCGCCTGAAAGTACACGCACACCACCACCGCCACCACCCGTATTGGCTGTACCAGCGGTTGCATTATTATTTCCGCTTGCCCCTGCGCCACCGCCAAAACTTGCCGTTCCAGCAGTATCACCGCCGCCGCCGCCGCCGCCAGCGTAATTAACTGAAGAACCAGAAATACTTGAGGCAGTTCCAGCACCGCCAGCACCGCCAGTGCCGCTAGAGCCATTGCTACCTACTGCTGATGAACCACCGCCACCGCCACCGCCTGTTGTGCCAGCCGTACCCCCGTCTGAGCCTTGCCCACTTGTACCTGTTCCCCTTGTACCGCCACCATAAGATGACCCCGCCGCCCCGCCGCCAGAACCACCGCTTCCAGCCGCAGTAGAGGCGTGTCCACCTTTGCCACCACCAGTAGCGGTGATTGTTGAGAATACAGAATTATTTCCGTTAGTCGGAGATGTTGACGGATATGTAAATGACGTTCCTCCTGAGCCAACAGTAACTGTGTAAGAAAGAGTTGGATTTAGTGCAAGCGTACCTGTCAGCAAACCCCCCGCACCACCGCCACCAGCAAACCCACCACCGCCCCCACCAGCAACCACAAGGTAGCTTGCAGACACAGCAGAACCAGAAGTCCACCCAAAGGCGGCAAGTGCGGCGGCTCCAATTTTTGATAGACGGGGCATCTGCGTGTCCTTATGCGAACTTGGTTTGTGATGCCAACACGGTGAACGTGGCGCTTCCTGTTTTGATAATCACATAGGTGTAACTATCAATTGAGCTTGCATTTCCACTTGTCGGTGCAGTGCCACCTTGCCACTTGGGAGTGACTGACGAGCCGTCCACCTGTACAGCAGAGTTGTAATAGGCCGTAGCACCATTGGTTACCAAGAAGGTCACAGAGATGGATTCACCTGTTGCCATGACCGTGTTCAACGATGTGCCGCTTGAGCCTCTGAAGTTGACGGTAAAGTTACCAGACGCATTAGTGGTGTAGTACAGAACCGATTGGGTAGTGACATCGTAGTTGATTGTTCCTGTTGCCGCAGTTGCTGAAACAGTGCAAGTCTCCAATATGTTGGAGGTCTTTAAGTCAGCGTTTGATGCAGTACCAGCAAATGTTTGAAGTGAAGTAAATGTCTGCGCCACATTTGTTTTAACGGTGTTGGCATCATAAGCCTGCACATTTGTGCCAATCGCCAAGCCAAGGTTTGTTCTGACAGTAGATGCAGATGCAGTCAGCTCAGACAGATTGTTTGTTGTCAGCAAATACGATGCGCCAGACACATACGCAGCCACCCAAGCAGAGCCTGTGTACAAGCGCATCTCTGGTACTACAGTGTTGTAGTACAGAGAACCAGCGAGCAGTGCGTTGCCATCATTGTCCAGCGTTGGGTTGCTTGCTTTTGCTCCAAGATAGCGATCATCAAAACTGTCATATGCCGCCAAGGTTGCATCTCTTGCTGCCTCTGCTGCTGTTTGAGCAGAACTTGCATTGCTTGCCGCAGTGCTGGCAGTGCTGGCGCTAGTAGATGCAGAAGTTGCAGAATTTGATGCAGAAGTTGCCGATGTTGCCGCAGCTGATGCAGAAGCCGCAGCAGCAGCCGCACTTGATGCTGCCGCAGATGCATTAATAACAAGATCCCATTTGGCAACATCAGCATTGCTTGATATTGGCGTAGTGCCAGAAGATGTATGAGCAGTATTACAGCGATATACATTGCTGTTGCTTGCATCTTTTACCAGATCACGAACCAAATAGGCTGTACCAGATGCCCAGTTTCCACGCCAATTACCAATGTCTTCACCAACCGCTGGATTACCTAAACTGTCAAAAGCCAAAATTTTCCCAGCACGACTGGTCTTGCTTGGCAACACCATGTTAATGTCAGTCGGATCAGTCACAGGCGCTTTGAGTCCACGCTCTGCTTTCTCATCAGTCTGCTGGCTGAAAATGACTAGGCTGTCAAACTCATCATTGAGTGAGTTGGCAAACAAGTCACCACCAGTCACAAAGTCTGTTGCCCTTGCAATGGCTCTGTCACCAACCAGAGTGATGTTGTTTGCAGATGTTGCAGCAACAACCAAAGTCACTGATCCAGTACCATTTGCATTGATCGTCACAGTGTAATCAGTGGTCAATGTCAGCAATGTGCTGTCTTTGTATACGGCAATATCAGTATTTGCCAGAATCTCAAAGCTGAAGCTGTATGGCCCGACTCCAGCAGAGCCAGTGTATACAACACGCCTTGTTACATCAGAAATCGGGTATGCCATTATTTAGCTCCTTTGCCAAATTCATTGAGTCTTTCAGCTTTGTCAGCAATGCGTTGCTTAATGTCATCACCATAAACGCTTTCTTCCAATAAAAGCTTTTTGGAAATTTCAAACACATCACTGAATGTCTTGCTGATCATGTTCTGATATCTGATTAAAGGCTGCTTATTGTCGTCTTCTTTGATCATTTGCACAACAGTTTTAACCTGATCTTCCAGTTTGAGTTTGTCATTTGCAATACGCAATACTTCGTTATATTCTTCGGCTGTCAATTTGGTGTTGGAAGATATGCCAGTCTTTGGATCTATCATGCTGACCTGTCTGGTTGGCATACTGATGTTGGCATTCAACTGGATCAGAGCCTGATCAGTCTCAGACATCTTGCCTTCTTTCATCCGCAAAGGTGACCATGTGTATTCATGCGGAACTGTCTCACCCCAGATATTGAGCATGGGTGGCAGATTTTCAGACAAGCCAGGTGTCTCAGACTTCCACTTGTTCACAGCATCCATCAAGCCCTTGACACCAGCAGGCAAATTAGGATCTGCTTGATAGTCTCTGCGTAATGGATCAACCTTTTCCTTGGTGCTGGTCACAATGCCAGACAAAGGTTCAACTGCCTTGATCGCAGTGGTTGTCCCAATCCGAGCAATGCCGTTCAGAATCTCTACCAAGTGCTGTCTGCTGTTGGGTACATTGCCGCCAAGCAAAGATGTGATATTGCTCACGCCAGTCAGGAATGGATGCTCAAGCATATAGTTGGCAATGCCAAACACCATGCCACCAGCAAGCGCATTGACACGGCTGTCATCTTCTTCATACCGAGCATAGTCCACATAGTCAGCAGACATACCCATCAAAGCGCCAATAGGTTCCATACCTTGGTAGCTTAGGAATACTTTGCCTGCGTAATCGCCAGATCCAAATCTGACCATGCCAGGGAATTGCGAGAAGTCTTGGCGCACATCTTCTGTGATGTTGCTGATGTCAAAGACAAAGCTGTATGGTTGCCAGCCTTGGCGCTCCATGGCTTGGCGTGTGCCTTTGTCGCCAGGGCCAGATCCTGTGATTGATCCATTGGTAGCCATTTGGCTGAACCCATAAATAGCCGCACTTCCCAAACCAACCTTGGTCAAAGCCATGTCTGCTTCTTTGCCACCTTGTTGCATTGCGGTATAAAACGACTTGGTAAATGGAGCCAAAGGAGTGCGAGATACAGCTTCACCCATCACATTCACAGGCGTGGCAATGAAAGGCATTTGTGTACGCAAAGCAAATCCAGTTGCTGTATTCGGTGTCAACGCAGATTGCAGTTTGCCAGCAGTGCCTTCAATTTTTTGAGTAAATGTGCCAGTCTCTGCCAATCCAGCTACATAGTCTGGCGGCTCCAACAAGAATCTATCAATGGCATCAGACTTAGCTTTGAGCGCATCAGCAACAGATGAACCGCTTTTGAGTGCATCGTCATAAGTTTGTATGCCAAGTCTTGATGCTTCAGCAGACAACTCATAGGTGTAGTTGACACCTTTGAAGAATTCATCTGATGTCATCAAAGCACGACCAGGCAAGGTGGTCACATAGTTGATTGCCTTAATACCAGCAGACAACAATGATCCATCAGCCTTGGCATTGAACAACTCAAGACGGGACTGCTGTCTGGCAATTTTGGTTGGATCTGTCCAGCCTTTTGGCACACCATTGACAAACGCATGAGACATCAATTCCCAGCCATTACGCACGGCTGTTGTTGTAGATGCCAGCATGGTTGGCACTTCCATCAATGAATATGCATCATCTCCACCAAGACCAATGCCTTGTCGAATTGTGCCAATGGTCGATGCCACAGCACGTTCAGTCATACGCCACGGCAAAAATACAGTGTTGCTCAAAGCATTCTTCAAGTGTGTACCTGGTCTGGATAAGATGCCATTCACATAGACTGTGTACATCTTTTCCCAAGGATTGCCTTGAGCCATACTCTTGATGAGATCTGCTTTGCCCTGTGGTGTCTTGACATCCAAATAAGCTTGGGCAAACTTCACAATGTCAGTCTCATTGCCAAAGTTCTCAATGATGGTTGAAATGTCAACAGCACCATCTCTTGGCATACGCATCACAGCCAAAGACTGAGCAACATTGGTCTGGTAACCTTTGACGCTTTGCTGAAGCAGATTATGGAAATGAATGGTCTGAGCCATCTCTGCCAACTCAGTTGGAGTCGCAGATCCATCAGCAACTTTTGCAGCCAGCCCATCCAAATGCTTGGCGCTGGCAACCATGGCATTCAAAGCTTTGTAGGTATTCTCTGGGTTGACTTCCAGTTTGCCACTGGTGATGTCATCAATGAACTTGGGGCCAATGCCTGCACCTTCAGCGGCTGTACGCACATCATCAAATGTGATTGACTGGGTTTTAATACCAGACATCTTGTTCATGGTTTCAATGGTTGACTTGATGTCTTCCGTTGTCTCCATCTTTGGCAGATTGAATACTGTTGTTGGCGGTACTTCTGTAGCTGGATCTGTGACAGCACGGATGTTTTGCACTTTAGCACGTTGGCTGGTAAATGCTTCTGGCGTGATTGCTGGCTTTGCATTGGCTTGCACCTTGGCAGCAATCTTGGCTTCTGTCTTGCTGGTAGTAACCCCAGCATTGATAGCGGCTTTTGTTGTGTCTTCCACCGCAGCAGCAGTAGCGGCTTGTGGAGTCAACGGAGCCACTGGAGGCTTGCGGATCTCTATAGGCTTGAGCTTTCTCAAGACTTCACGCATCACCTCACCACGACCACCAGCCACCTGAATGCCTTCATCTTGAGTTTCTGGCTGCATGGTTGGCATAACGCTATCTGTTGCTGTCTCAGTCATTGACGCAGCGGCAAGTTTTTCTCGCTGATCTTGGTCAACGAGTCCCTCATTCATCTGGTCAAGTTTGAGATCAAGTTGCTGGATCGCCATTATTTTGCTTCCTTAACCAATGACTTGGTTTTCTTGACAACAGTCTTGCCAACATCTTTTGCTGCCTGTGCGCCTGGTAACACATTCAAAGCACCAACAACAGTCTCAATGCCAGCAGATATCAGATCGCCTTCTTTGGCAGATCTGATTCCCTCTTCAATTGCCAAAGCGCCTTCCTCAGTGTACATGGGTAACATGGCTGTGCCAATGGCTGTGCCAATACCAGGCAACATTGCCAGAGCATCTACAAGCCCCATATTCAATGGGAGATTACTGCTTGCCCCACCAATGAAAGATTGTGCGTTCTGACGGGCTTTGTAGCGGTCTACGCCAAGGCTTTCAAGTACTGTTTGTAATTTTTCTGCGGCTTGCTCACGCATGGTTGGATCATAGGATTTCATCTCAGCCTGAACCTCACCAGAATAAGCAGACTCAGGCAAACCCCTAGATCCAGCTTCAGCCACCAGAACATCACCAGGCTGGCTTGTACCAGGCGCTTGGGCTGGCGCTGGCTCCACAATAGGATCAGGTGCTGGGTAGAACACGCTATCCCAGTCTTTGCGAAGTTCTCGTTCTAGACTCATAGGTTGTCCTGATACTCTTTCTTGGCTTTGTTCAGACGAGTCACTTCATCTGAAGACAAGCCAGGCACTTTGGAAAAGTCAGTTTGGTCAAGAGTGGTATTTGGCTTTTTAATATCTGGCTTCTTGCTGAAGAAGTTGTCCACTTTTTCCTGAGCTTGTTTGCGTTTTGTTTCTTTGTCTGTGACGATCTTATCGCTTCCATAGCCTTTCAATGCATTATTCAAAGCTTCTTCTGGAGTCAAATAACGCATGACACCTTTTTCGTTAGGAACTTGCTTTTGCAATTGTTGGTGATATCTTTCAGTAAGCTCAATTCTTTTCTTGAGCTTTTCAGCACCAGGGTCAATGAATGGGCTGACAATGCCAGATTCACGATCAATTCTTTCCAAAGCAATCTTGGCCTGATTGTCAACCAATGATCTGCCAAGTGATTCAAATTCAGCACGACTCATTTTGGATGAATACGGCACAAGTTCTTTGATACTCTTTATCCGACCATTCTTAATGTTTTCGTAAAGATTCATCGCCAATACTGGATTTGGTTCAGCCTCTTTTGGCTTCATCAGTTCCATAGCAGTGGTCAAATTAATCTCATCCAAAAGAATCATTTGCGTCAAAATTTCTTGCTTACGATCTGGCTTTGTATCAGGACGCAAGAATTCAATAGTCAACTCATTGCCTTTGACTTTCTTTTCTGCTTTGAGTTTTTCTTTTTCAATATCGCTGAATTGCTTTGCATCACTGACTAACTTCATATGCTCAGATCTAATTTTGTTTTTAGTCTCTGCATCAAGTCTGTTATATAAGCCAGTCATTTCACCAACATCACCACTCATCAATTTCTGAGCAGCAACACCAACACTAGGTGCAAATGTTGGATCTGACAGTTTTGTCAATACAGCACCAATTTTGGCTTCTTGCACAATCTTGTATGCTTCAACCGCATATTTGTTGCTACCAGCCAATGTGATGCTTGTCTTGTTTGTAAATGGCTGAATCACATTTTGCAAAACATTTTCAAGCTCTGCTGGATCCATTCCAATAGCAGCATATGATTTGATGACATTCTCAACGACTGGCTTGAGATTCATTACGCCTGCTTCTTGATCAGCGGCATATGCCAGTTGTCGATTCTTTTCATCAATCACCAGTGCTTGTTTGTATACGCCATGACCAACAGTCGCCATGGATGCACGAAACTTAATTGAAGTTTCTGGATCAATTGCCGTCAGTACGGATACAGTGCCATCAATGTCATCACGCAAATCACGTTGCAATGTTGTTACATCAATTTGCTCGCCACGTTCCATTGCCGCCAATCTTGCAGCAGTCCTGTTTTGAAACTCAGTCTGTAGTTGATTCCCCAAAATATGGGCAGTGGCTTTGTTGTATGTTTCTGTGAATACAGTACCAGCGCCTTTGACAACTGGCATCTCACCAGTCTTTTTGGCTTCAAGCAATTGTTCTGCGGTTGGTGGAAACTCAATGGCATATTTCAATGCTTTCTTTTGAGCCTCAGTGACCGCCTTCTCTTGGAAGAAGTTTGTCATCCTATCTAATGCTTGATCAACTCCAGCATATCCTTGGGCTTTGACTTGTTGCATAGCCGTAGATATTTTTGGCAGATCAGCATATTGCACACCTACATTTTCGTAACGAGGTTAATCAGCCATATCAGTATTCCCTTCCATTCAAAGTTATTGGCATGGAATATGTTGGAAGATTTGTTACTACAGGTCTACTGTATAGACTAGGGCTGCCTGTCTCTGCTTTTGGCGTTGCGGTTTGTGAATACATTGTGTACGCCATTCCAGCTTTACCAATCGCACTGGTGATGCCAGAAGCTTCTGCCACAGTAGCAGCACCATATAGTTGTTGTGATTGAGCCAATCCACCAGAAGCAGCCAACTCAGCATTTTCACGGGCGATCTGGATCTCATTGCCAGCACGTTCAGCATTCCATTGCTCAACAGACAATGGACTTCCTGATAGCGGATCAATACCTCCAGCAGCCGCTCTTGCTCGTATGGTTCCACTCAGTCGTTGCTGGCGCTCAAAAGCATACAAAGCTTGGCGGTTGTAATTCAACGCATTTTGACGACCTTGCAATTCAGCTTGTTGAGCTTGGAATCTATAAGCTTCTGCTTGCTGTTGCCCTTGTCTGATTGATGAGATCGCACTTAAAGCGGCAGCAGCGATCATTACGACTTGTGCCATTTATGTGCCTCCGTATACAGATAGTTTGTAGTCAAGTCCCAGAAGCGTCAGCTTCAATGGAAGATTTTGACTGATTGTAATTTGAGCATCATCAGAGTATCCAGAAATACCTCCAACAGTTTTTGTTCCAGTGAACTCTGGTATTGCTTCATCCAATATGCCAACAGTGTCAAATGATCTGATTGGTACAAGATTGTCGTTCACCAATAAATGTTGGGTTTGATACAACAATGCATTGACTTCAATAATCCGCTTGACAAAACCAATACGAACACCAACAGACATCCGTGGCTCAATCGGCAAAGTCTTGATAGTCACTGTAAATGGCAAACCAACTTCATAGCTGGTTGTACTGGCACGATCCATGGTGATAGATCCACCGCCACTGACGACTTCATCAGACAACACACTGCCATCAGCAATCACATTTACTGTCTTGCCAATGTGCGGAAGGCTGGATATGGTTGTGGCAACACCGCCAGTAAAGCAACAATCTGTGAATGTAGTCGTGTCAAATACCTCAACAAAGTACTTGTCAACACTGTTGAATGTACGCTTGACCACAACATAAATATCTTCAATGTCAACACCAACATCTTTGAACAAACCATCAGTTGTCAATTTGCTTGGAGCCACAACATTTTGCTGGCGCAAGATCGAATAATTGGCAATTGTTCCATCGCCATTGAGCATCAGTAATGCATCTGTTTCTTCGGTGCTGGTGGCTTTTCTCAATGCCAACTCAAGAGGGTTATTTATCAAATGGCTTGACAACAAACTGATTGATGTACTGACATAAGACAAAGTTGTGTCGCTGTATAAAAACTCATTGAGCGCCTTACCCTGACGCTGGACATAGATGGTTCCAGCCTGCCATGTCTGCACACGCATACCCCCACCGGATCCATTGCGGCTGACTGTCTTCACAAAGAAGTTGGTTGGTGTGATTGGATCAAGACCAGACTGTGGGACATAGAACTCACCGCCAGTCGTAAACACTTGCAAATCACGACCACTGATGATGTCAGTAATTGTGTTCAGGCTGTTGGTATCCAGCGTTGCTTCAACTGCATCATCGTCATATACCTGATCAGGATTGAAATCAAAGAACTGGGCAACCTTACTGCCCCATACAGTTGATGGGCGAGATTTACTGCCACCAAAGTACAGGCGACCTTCATGGAAAGTACAAGTCCTAGGCCATCCTCTGGTTGAACTCCACACATCTTCATAACCAGATTCGTATTCCCACGAACCAGAAGCAATGGCTGATGTACTGAAGAATGGGATCTCTGTGACAGCACTTACCACTGTGGTGCTTGTGAATGCCACAATTCTGGCTCTGCCTTGCGGAACAGCATTGACATATTGACCAACACTTGCCGCAGTAAATGATGCAGCAGATGCTGTCAATGTAACTGCACCAGATGTTGCGCTTGGTGTCAGTGTGCCTGCTGGGTTGCTGTACGCAATGGTGAATGCGTATTTGGGTATGCCAATGAATGTGATATTGCTTACAGTCCATGTGGCATCAGTACCACCACGCACAATCTTGATGGGATTGATGTCTTTGTGTGTGATGATCAGCGTATCAGCAGACTGAGTCCAACACATGGTGGACAAAATAGAACTTGTGACGGCAGTAACTGACAAATATGGATTGCCAGTGCCATTGATGTTTGTAATCAATGTTCTGTCTTTGAAGACATACATACGCTGATTTGCAAATATCAGCATATAGCTGTCGTCTACAGAGAATTCAAATGCAACGCTACGAGTACCACTGGCTGGACTGGCTGCGCTGGGTATCTCCATCAAGTGCTTAAGACCACCACGCCTGCGTACACCGCCTTGTGGCTGCACCAATACATTGGTCAGTGTCTCAGCACCATTCTTGTATTGCTCAAGTTCCACCCTAGCTCTGAGCAAAGGGTCTAACTCCCCGCTCGAAAAGTTGGTTTGAATGGCAACAAGACGGGTCATCAGTTCCTCACTTCAATGAGGCTGAAATCTTCAAACGACTGTGTCGTATTTCCTTGACCATCGACCACCATGGCTGTGCGGAAGTATCCACCACGGTTGTTTTCACCAGGTGATCCAACAGCGACTTGTTGCCAGTACTGAGTCTTGCTGACTTGATCTGTGATCGGATCTGCCAAGTGCCATGCCATCATGTACTTGAGCAATTGCACAAAGTACGCAGGCATCTCGGATTCTGTGGGAGCAAACTGGTAGTCAATGACCACAGTTGTCTCATTTGTCAAAAGCTTATCGCCTTGGATCACCCAATCATTGAATGTTCCAGAGCCAACAGCAGTACTGTTGTATGCCCGTCTGATCGCACCAAGTCGGTCAGATGGCAATTGGTATTCATATCGGTATTGGTTGACAGGCGTATTGATCGTCTGTGCAAGCTGGACTTTCTTGAAACTGAAAGACCATGGGTAAGACTGTAAGGTTGAATACTTGACACCAGGGTACAAGCGGTCACAAGTGTTTGATGCTGATGTGCCTTCGTTAAAAGATGAGATTGCCTTTGCACCCAGCATAAGCAAGGCATCAGAGCAAATACGAATGTCGGTATCACCAGCAGCCATTTGTCACCTCAGATGTGAGAATGGCCTGCCACCAGTTGTCCAGTAGCAGGCCGATCCATTTGATACTGCGATTAATCAGTATCGGTTGCGGTAACTGTCACACCGTCAGTGATGTCAACCACGCCAGAAGCGTTGCTGTTCACATAAGCTGTAGACATTACAGGAGTGCCACCAGTGGCGCTGTAGCAGAAAATGATGTCACCGACTTTCAACAACGATGCAACGCTGTTGAAGTAGCCAGAGACACGAATTACTGATTGAGCGTCAGTGCTGGAGTAAGTCCAAATGGCAGGCGCATTGCCTGATTTAGACTGACCACCTACGGCATTAAAGCCAGTTGCTGAGAAAGCCATGATTGTTACTCCTTATTCAGTGCAGGTGATTGCAACAATGCCGCCTGCATCGATAGCAGTAGCGCCAGCACTGAACATCGAAGACACCAACCAAGAGGTTTTCTCGGGGATGTAGTTGATCTCAGAACGAATCGCCATGCTCTCAGCCATGCCGACAGCCATCTTGTGATAGGCATACACCACACGGGTAGAACCAGCGCCACCACCAGTCAAACCACCTTCAGAGCGGTCACCAATGGTCACAAAGTTAAAGCCCATGAAGCTGGTGATATCACCTTGTACCAAAGCCTTCACGCTGTTGAAGTCGCTGCTGGTAACAGCAGTCTCAGACAACAGGCTGGACAATTGGGAAGCGTGAATCAAGATAGTGCGGTCTTCTGCGGGTACGTTTGCGGCATTGAGCAAACGAGCAGCTTCACGCAACTTAGCCATGTTTAAGTTAGTGCCAGCGCCACCAATGCTGGTAGCAACAGTCAGGGAAGTACCTGAAGCAGCCAACGCATCAATGATCATTTGATCAGATCTACGACCAATGGCTTTACCAACCACTTGCACCAACTCTTGACGCTCGTCAAAGTTGACTTTGGCTTGGTTGAAGATATCGCTGTATTCAGCAGCAATGTAGTCTGTCAGTGTGACTGTGGCTTGTGAGTAAGACACATTCAAAGGAGTTACATCAGTCTGAGGAACTCGGATCTGTGCAACACCAGCACCAATTTTGGGGAACTTGTGAGTGGACGCAGTGACACCAGTACGCAGGCGGACAGTGTTACGCAAGACAGCATCGGCTTGATATGCTTGCTTCACTTCCGTGTCGAACAGCGTCACAAATGCATTAGAAATGCTAATTGACATTTGTTTCTCCTAGAAACGGTTGATGAAAAATTTATCGCCAACGGTTGTCCAGAAGAATTCTGGGCCTAGACTTGTGTGTTACCCCCACACCAGGGAGCAGACTACTGCCGTCATGGGCCTTGCGGTTGTCCATGGTTACATTGTAAAACACATTTTCCAAGGGTTGTCAACTATTTTTGGCATAGGCTCCCCAAGGGTGGTAGCCAAGGCTATCCATCCCTCTCCCACAGGGAGCATATATTCATGCTCCAGCCAGAGTACCCTTGAGGCAGCGATTCATCCAACACTGACTTGTCCCACCCATGTATCAGTGTTTACCCTAGTCCCTCGCTGACAGGCTAGTAGGGTTATCTTGGGGGGGTGTTCGCCAAGCCCTGTGTTTTCTTCCAAGCAGTCCATGCAGACCCACTGGTATCGTCTGGAGTACGGATGCGTATAGACAATAAAAAAACCCCTTACTGCTACGCCCCGTAGTGGAACCCCAATACAGGGGCGAGGCGTATGAGTAAGAGGCTTGATTAATGCTGTCCACTACGACAACGGTTTGGAGTATAGCCGAAAAAAAGCCCCTGTCAAGCAGGGGCTAAATCCATCTTGGAGACGTTAGCAACTGCTTGCCAACCCCTCAACCATACATCTTCTCAAAGAGCTTTTCAACCTTGGCTCTGTATGCTGGGTCTTTCTTGTACTTGGGATCGGCAACCATGGCATCCAACTCTTCCTTGGATACCGTGCCTTCAGGATCTGCTTTGAGAGTTTCTGTGGGTACTCTGCCCTCGTATGTCTCCCTCAGCTTAGACAAAGCCTTGATACCCTTGGCAGTGTCTCCCCAGCGGGTGAACTCTTTGAACTCATCCTCACTCCAGATACCCTTGCTGACCATCCCACGACCCCATGTAGCCATGTTGGAGATGATCGCCTTGGCATTGGGGCCAAGTGCTTCCAATTCTTGCTCCATGGACTGTCTGGCAAGTGCCTCTTGGTCGCCAGTGAGAGTGTTGACTTCCCGTGCCAGATCCTCAAAAGCTTGCTGGGAAATGCCGTACTTCTGCGCCCAGCCAACATATACCTGAGCCACTGGGTCATCATCCTTCAGACCAGCCGCATCTAAGTTGTATTTGCCATCTTCAGGGGGCTTGTGTGTGCCAGCCCTGAACTTCTTTTCCAATTCCACATAAGACTTGCTGATGCCTTCCAGATCAGGTTCTGCCTTGTCCTTATTCCAAAACTTCTCAGGCCAGAAATCAGGACGCTCCAAAGGCTCATCTGCTTGGGCGGCTGGATCTCCTTGAATATGATTTATTGCTGGCTCTTGGCCCTCGGTTGTCTGCTGTGCAGGTGCATCTGATGCAGCTGCTTCAAGCAGGCCAGGGTTGTCATTTGCTTCGCTCATTGGTTTTTCGCCTTTCTAATGCGGTTTTCAATATCTCGGATCACACTGTTTTGTCCCTCTCGGAACATCCCCAGCGATTGATCCGCACCAGGTTGCCAGCATGGTTGCTCAAGATAGAACTCTCGTAACCATGCCAACACCTTTTGTCCCTCATCAGTGGCAAATGTCTTTGCCATCTGGAGGTTTAAATCAACACCCGTTTGATCAGGCTCAAATGGCGCTGATTCATTTTCTAATTCATCCCAACTCAAGCCATTGCTCCTTGTAATGCTGGCGCTGCGCCACCTTCAGCAGGCAGTGCTTGCTGTGCCATTTGTGCCATTTGTGCCATCATTGCCTTGCGCTCATCGGCACTGGTTCTGACTGCGGCTGGCACACCCAACTTGTCAGCAATGTAGTCAATTGCCGCACCCGCATTGATTGCCATCTGACCCTCTGGGCCAAGACCTTGCGTTATCTGCATGAACTGGACAATGTTGTTGATCTCATCCAGATTCTGAGCCATTGCCAATGGGCTGACTGGGCTGACTTTGACTTCCAACCCATTGACCTTCAAAGGCAAATCAATGATGCCGTCACGATCCATGACCTCCAAGATCTTGGTGACCAGCGGAATCATGGTTTCATTGACCAATCGACCAAAAGCAGATCCCAAGTTCTGAGCCAATTCCTTCATGCGCTCGACCACCTCTGTGGCTGATCTGGCACTCATGTTGTCAGGAGGTAGGCTCTCGTCCAGCAATGTGCGCTTGATGGATGCCACCAAGTCGTTGATCACAATCTGGCTGACATTGAAATCTCCAGCACGGGGCAAAGGCTTGAGCGCCTCACCCTGTGGGCCACCATTTCTGGCAACTGGGATGATCGCACCAGGCACAATCTTCACATTGGCTGGGTTCAACACACCATCGTCTGCCGCTGTATATACGCCAGTGATTGCAAGGCTGGCATTTTTGAGCAGAAGTTCCTTGGTTTTGTTCAGAGTCTTGATGTCTGGCAATGCAGTCAACACTGGCCCACGACCATAGATCTCACCAGCCACCTTCATGTAGCGGCTGACCACCCATGGGCTGGACTTCAGTTTGCGGTAGACAAGCTCTTGCTTGCTCTTTTTATCAATTACATAATAGCTGTAGTCACCACGGTCAATGTTAAAGATGGTGGCTTCCACAAGATCAACTTCTTCTGTGGGCTTGTCGCTGATGCGCTGCTGTAGATCGACTGGAATCTTGGCATCCTTCCACTGCAATTGGATGGATTCGCCCTTGATCCGCATATTGCGGTAGACATTGTCAACTTGACCATTGGCTCCCTCTTCAAAGCTGACCAAGTACTGTGGCACAGGAATGAAATTGATGGGCGATACCGCATCGCCTGGTTGCACCAACATAACCGCTGTTCCCACAGACAAATCCAATAAGAACTCACCCATGGCAATGTCAAAATTGGATTGCTTCAGGACGGCAAACAACTTCTCGTTGTACAGATCCAGCACACGCTGGGCTTCTGATCTTCGATTTGCTGGGATGTCCGTGCCTGGTTCCAAGCGACACCACTTGCGTTGTGGCGGGAAGATGCCAGACTGAAGTCGGTTGGCAAATCGCTGGGTTGAGTTGATGGCGGTCGAGTCAAAAACACGGCTCATCTTCTTTTTACCACCGACACGCCCTTCGTATTCGCCACCATACAGGTTGCGTTGTGGAAGAGCAAACTCCATTGCGTCTTCATACAAAGACTTGAAGTCATCTTTTTTGTTCTGAGCGATTTTTTGTCGATCAAGAACTTGTTGTGCGCTCATCTTTGCCATATCAATCCTTCTTACTTGCTTGGTATCTTTTCAAAATAGCCCTGCCTTTTGCCGCCAGTCTTGCTGCGGCTTCTTGTGTTTTTGGTACTGGTTCACCCCACGCATGAGCAGCCAATGCAAGTCTTGTTGGCTTGCCTTTTTTGTCCACCAATGGGCCACTTGGGTTGGTGTAAAAACGAGTCAGGAAAGATCCTTTGCGTCTGGCATCTTGCCCTGTTGGGTTGGATGCTTTGACACCAGGCTTTAAGTCTTTGCTTTCGCCAGAGCGTTCAAATTTACGCCTACCAGCCTCTGTCAGACCGCCTTCAGGATCCTTGTACTTGCTCATTTCTTTCTCGCAGCATTCATGTTGTCGATCAAATTTGGATATGGGCGACCCGCCTTCTTGGCGCTTTCCATTGCTGAACGCTTATCGCTAGGTGACAGTTTCTTTGGCTCACCCAGATCTTTTGGACGGGCTTTGTTCCAGATTTTTTTGTTCATGCTCATGGTCAATCCTCCTCCATGTCATCAGTGATTGGGCCACCTACCAGCCACGCATCGCAAGTGCGTGTACCAGCACATTTGAAATGAAACAGTTCACAGAATCCCAACTGCGCTGTCTCAATCACATCTTCGTCATAGCCAGATTCCTCTGCTGGATTCTTGGCTTCAATCCCTGTTTTGATGCACTCCAACATAAATTCTGTTTGAATAAATGCCGCACAGTTTCCACAGCGCATTCCCTTAGCTTCATCCAGATTGGTTGCCCATATTACTGATTTACGCAACCAGAATACTTCGTTGTTTTTTTCGTCATTTGGATTTGCTGGGCCGTAACCAACATTTTGAAAAGCCCAATTTCTATTTTTCAAATTGGTCAAAATGTCTCTGGTTGCCAATGGACATTGGTATTCTTCTTCGCCATTGTTTTCTTTTTCGGCTTCGGTGATCATGTTGGTTGCCATTATTCGTACCACTCCAAAGTGAGATATGCAGCGTGTGCTGTGCCATTGACATTGGTTAATCGGAATAAGTAATTGGTCAGCGGTTTGAGAACATATTCCAATGATGAGGCTGTACCACCGCCAGACTTTTTACCAGCCCCGCCAGGGATAATCTGTGCATCTAATTCAGTACCAACCGAGGTGACTGTTGGGTTGATCACCATAGCCACTTGGCTGGGATTGCTGATGGCGTAATTGCGGTTTCGGTTGATGGGCGTGAATGCTGTGCCGCCCGTGGTGGTTGGCCCTTCATAGATGTACAACTCTGCATCACCCAGACACAACGCATCAATAGTCATGTGAGGGAACACGCCAGATGGTGAAGCCAACACAATATCTATGCTTGCCAATGCTGCCAATGGCGCAGAGTCTGGCGCAAGTTTGTACGCATAAAAAGCTCTGCCATCATGGTTGCGTTGATGGTTAACATCAACTGTGATGACAGGCGCATCAGCGCCAGCAATCACCTGATCGCCAGCGTTATTTTTATGAGTCAGTGTTACAAGTCTGGACTTTGTATTTTCTGACTCTCGCTGAACGATGATTGCCATTTACTTCTTCTTGACTGATTGCCGAGCTTCACTCATCGCAATGGCAATGGCTTGATCACGGCTTTTAACTTTTTGACCACTGGAAGATTTGAGTTTGCCAGCGGCATATTCTTTCATTACCTTATGCACTTTGGATTGCATCTTTGCTTTGTTGTCTGTAGCCATCAACGACCTCCACCAAGTTTGCTTGTTGTTGCATCTTGCTCTGATAAACCCAATTCAGATCCAGACAACAATGAACGCAAACCACCACGCTGTCTGGCTTTGAGAGTTGCTTGTGCTTTTTGCGCTAATTCAGTTTGCTGTCGATTCATTTCAGCTTCTTGTTTGGCAAGAACTTGGTTTTGAGTAGCAATTTGTTGCTGTTGTGCTTCTTTTGCTGCTTCTTGTTCAGCAGGGTCACCACCATAAAAAATGGCATCACCCAATTTTTTGACAACACCACCAACTGCTTTGACAACACCGCCCATAGTTAACTCCTTGACATCATAAAAAAATCAGATCCGTCAGCGCCATACTTTTTCATTAAGCCTTCTATCTCAAAACCAATGGCAAGTCCCCAGCGCACCGCTCTCAAGTCAGCGCATCTTACTGTGATCTGCAAACGATGCAAGTTTCTTGATATCACAATGTAATCAGCATAGATTTGAGCGGCACGGGTCATGGTTTTCCCATATTTTCTGAGCTTTTCCTCGCAGTTGAGCCACATTTCTGCGACTCCATCCCAGACATCGACAGCGCCAAAAACGGCAACAGGCCTGCTGTTTAATATCGCAGTGATAGCATGACCTTGGTTGGCTTGAGCTTCAATGATTTCAGCCAATGATTTGTTTTTTGGTAGGGTTTCCCTTATGGATGGGTCAATCTTCAGGGTCATGGCGTGACCCGCATTGAAAGGGATCCAAGTCAGCGGTGAGTTTTTGGGTAAAAGCTCAAAGATATCAAGCGAAGACATCGAAATCTGCGGCTGTGACAGAGGTTGCAATGAAGACTTTGCCGCTGGCAGACTGTGAACCTCTGGTCAACTGGCGGTATTCGCCACCGCCTGTCATCAGGTAGCCAAAAGCGTCACCAACGTGGGAGTGTTCGTTTTTGTTTGGCGTGTCTCGGAACCTTTCATGCCCAGCACCGACCGCAATGCGCTTGAAATGGTAGCCCCCAGAGAGGGATTTCCGCAAAAGTTTGCAAGATTTGTTGACCAGCAAGCCTGGTTTGCCTGAAACCATGCGATTCATGGGAGCGGCTGCGGCTTCCCTACGGGCTTTGAAGTCATTGGTGGCGGTTGGCTCGGCTCTGAGTCCCAGTGAGCGCAAATACTCAAAGGCAGTTGTCTCATAAATCGCATCTCTTTGCATACCAGCAGGGTCACCCCAGATCCGAATCTCGTATTTCGGGAATCTGGTCTGCAATTCAGCCATTAGGGTTTGTCCGAACCTCTCCAATCCCATGTCAAAAGTCACAATTTCATGCAAAACACGCCATTGTCCATTGGGCATACGCTGTCCAAAAACTGCCGCTGGGGTCAAACCAAAGTCCAGTCCGACCTGAATTGGGTGATTGGGGTCTGGCTCCAAATCCGCAGCCATGATGTTGTCGTCATACTCAGGCCAAACAGACTTTCCGTCTTGCACAAAGGTGTACTTGCCCTCGGCATAACAGCGTATCCAGTCTAGGGTTTTCCCTGCCAACTGCTGAAGGTAGTAGCCAGGTGGCAGATTCTTAATGTTCTCGGCTTTGGGATTGATCTTCCACCATTTGCTGGACGCAAAGATGTGGTCATTGGCTTCTGGGTTTTCGGGCAGTTGATCTGATGGGACTTCGATCACACCACCTGGTTGCTTGAAGAACTTCCATGCGTACTTGCCTGTGATGGGTTCTTTTTCGGCAAGCCTGTGCCACCAGTGGTCATCGTCCATTGGGTTTGTGTCCATCCAGATGCCGTGCCATGTAGCGCCACCATCTCGTTTGGTGGGATATCGTCCCACTCGGTGTGTGAGTCCATCGATGACAGCTTTGGGGAGTTCTTTGGCTTCGTTAACCCAAGCGCCTGTAAGTTCAAGCGAAAGCAATTTACGGACATCTTTAGGCTGGTCAAGAGCCAGAAAAATAACCTCACAGTCAATCCCTGCCGCATCACCTCTGGGTGGAAGCTTGATGTGGTGAGTGATAGGTGGGGTATGTAGGATCGGGCCATAGACATTCTCAGGAAAAAGATCTGCCCAAGTCTTGAGCGTGGTGGTCTTGAGTTCTGGGTAGCTGTTACGCACAATGACAAAGCGTGTGTACCTGATGCCGTCCACAGGAGATGGCTTTTGTTGCACTGCACGAATCATTATTTTGGCGGCACAGACATAGGATTTTCCAGATCCGACTGGCCCCATGAGTCCAGTGACAAACGACTTGTCTTGCAAGAACTTGAATGCGGTTGGTGAAGACCGCAAGTCGATATTGATACCAGTGATTTGATCAGACATCTTGTACGTCAGGTGATTGGATGGTCACGCCAATGACGGAAGGTTTCTGTCCATCATCAGGAGTGTCGAGTAGACCAGATGCTTTTGCCAGTATCCGCAGTACTTGAACCTTGTCAAAGAGTTCAATCTCAATGGTGGCGTTGCCTTCTTTGTCAACCTTCTGGCTGATCTTCTTGATGGATTGCAGTGCGTGTTCAGGGATTTTGCTACTGGCTTTTACTTGAATATTGCCTTGGTCATCCCATTCCATGATGTCGGTGATCTTGGTGTTTGCCATGGTGAGCAGGCTATACGCCACAGCTTCTCGGTTGGCAACAATGGTCTGCGATCTCTCAATACGCTGGACGACATTACGCACTCCCCCCCATCCACGGACGGAGGGGTAAGTGCCATTTGATTTTCTCTCTACCTTTTCTGTCATCAGTAGCAACTGGTGTTACAACTGTTCCCATAACAGCAAGTTGTGCAAGTGACATATTTGCCATTTGCATAGACTGTGTGGGTTACGCAAGAAGCCCAAGTTGTCAAAGTGGTAACGGCAATCCAAGTGCCGATCAAAGCTTTTTTCATGTCAGTCTCCAAGTTGGTCAAAAGGGAATGTCGTCATCCATGTCCACCGCATTCTTGCTTGGTTGTTGTTGTACAAGAGCGGGTTTCTTTGGTGAGTAGTTGTTACCAGTCTGTGATTCAACAGGAGCGCCCAGTTTCAAACTGAACCAGACGCTGCCATCAGGATTGACATTGCGCCAAGCTGATAGCCAGTACTGTTGACCAGATTGGTCTGTCCACTTGCCTGTTAAGTCAGCGTGTGAATCTTTTTCTTTCTTGGGATTTTTACGCAGGTTCCCACCTGCTTTTGGTGCATCCATCTGTTTATCTCCTTTGATGCGTTACAAAACTGTTGGCAGTACCAACACGGCTGGGGACTGGCAAGCCCTCTGTATTACCAGAGGCAATCCCCATGCGTGTTGAGGGTGCTCTAACACCCCACAACTCGTCTCTGCTGAAACAGAGAAGTTTCTGACAAACTAAGTCTCAACGATTAAATGCTATCACAGTGAAATCTTGCACACAACAAATATTTGTGGCATAGTGCAGTACATGGGGCCATCACTCAGCCCTCCAGAAGGTAGGCAGCTAACCAACTGGGATAAACGTACTGAATCCATTGGTACTTCTAGTAGAGCAATCGAACGGGGACACACAGGTGGAGCCAACAGCCAACAACTGCTGGTTAAGTTAGATAAACAAGGTGCTGCATCCATTTATGGATATTCTCACTTTTTTTAGTGAGTGCCATAGTTCGAGTGTCAACAATGTTTTGTCCACAGGACAATAACAGCATCCAACGCCAATAAACGCCAAACTGATTTCTGCAAAAAAAAGCTACCAGGCTGATTTTGAGAAAAAATTTGAGTCATGTACCCCTACGCTGAGGTGGGGTGGTGGGGGGGCAAAGGGTCGATCTTTGGTGGAAAGTATTACAAGCATTGGTAAGCATATGTACCCCCATGCACCACAGAATTGTAGTAATACTCGCTTTATACAATGTCCATTATGTTAAATCAGATCTAGATGCTACTGCTTAAGTTAGCATTTTAGACAGTATGCGCTCAATGTCTGCAATGCTGGCATTGGTTCCAGCTTCTTGCTGTGCGATGGCGAACAGCTCTGTTCCTACAGCTTTGCGAATTGCTTCTAATTGAAATTCTCTATCATTTTCAACTAGTTGATCACCAGGATCTATCGATTCCAGTTTGCTATCACTCTGTACAGATACTTTTTTGCTTCTTTTGCTCATGTTCTCTCCTTTTGCTTGTGTCATAAGTGGTTGATTTTCTTGCAGATATGGTGCTGTCTCGCCAGCAATTGCAATGATGTCTTCAAGCTTCATGTCTGACTTATAAATAATCTGTCTCGTATGCGCTCTCTCTCCTTTGTACCCATGATAGAGAACCTTTATATAACCTTTTTTAATTAATTGCCTAGTATGAATTGCAATGGTATTCATGGTTACATTGAAATGATCTGCAAGTCTCTTTAATCCAACCCATGTCAGACCAGCTCTGTTGCTGTAAGCACAGAACATGAGCAAGGTTCGCAATTGCATCTCTGTGAGATCTCTGTCTGTGATTGCTCTAATTGGAACCACTGCAAATTGTCTAAGATCTGGCGCTTGCTCTTTTTTTAGAATTCTCGGCTTTTTTGGCAGCTTTATTGTTTCCATGCCTTACATTATGCACAGACATAAAAAAACCCCCAAATGGGGGCTTCTAAGCTGGTTTGCTGGCTTCTAATATCTGATTGCTCCCTTGTTTGCCAGTCTCTGTGCTGTCTTGATTCTGTTCACAGATGCGCTTATTGTGCTTTGAGAGCATTCTAGGAACCTAGAAGCTTCTGTCTGTGTCATGCCTTGAACCAGTACCGCATAAGCTCCTCTGCTGGCTTTGCTGTCTTTTCTCATGCCAACCAGCTCATGTAATGCAAAGAATTGGTCTGCTGTCATGGTTGATCCTCCAAAATTGATTGCATGAATCGGATCTCCTCCCTTGCATACTGTCTCAAGATTGCAAGAATCTGCTCTCCCTTTTCGCCACTGAAAAAGATTCCAGCAAAGCCCCCATCCTCTTGTCTCAATGCATCTTGTATGCTCTTGCAAGCTTGATCTAGGGCATTCTCTGCAAGCTGGTCTATTCCCTCCTTGGTGTATTTATGCCATGGCTTCATAGTGAGATCTCCTCAAGACCTAGATCCTCTTGAATGGTTGCCATTGCTGTGCATACATCATCCCATGCTTGATCATTCTCTTTGCTACCCTCTGGAATGACAAATTGTCTGTAACCCTCAAGCGCCAACCAGACAATCTTTATTGAATCTTGAATATCTATCATGCTTGTGTCTCCTTGTTGACAAAATCTAGGGCTTCTTGCAATGTGTTGAATTCTGTGATTGCTTCCAATTCATCTTCGTTGATGTACTTTGCAACAGCAAATTGCAGACCGCCAACTTCCCTTCTTGCTGGATCGGCATAATCGCAAAAGATGCGATATCTCATATCCTCAAATTCTGCTTCAAAGCTTGGGCAAATGTCGTTGTGCCATGATGAATCGATCCAGTTACTAGGTAATGTCAATTCATAATCAAAGTCTGGAAACTCTGTCTTGTAATTGCTCATTTTGTTGTCTCCTTCTGTAGATTGATGGTTGGTAATTCATTGGTTGCACACTCCCAAAATGCATCGATTGATTCATACAACACAATGCATTCTTGATTAATACCTACAACCCTCCCATCTTTAAGATGGACAAGATGTAAGTCTGGATATTCAAATTCAATTTTTGCAATGAATCCATGCTTTGCAAATTCCATTTTGTTGTCTCCTTAGTGTGCTTTGTAGGATATGGTTTTTGTTGTCCAGCATTCACGACAATCTAGGCATTTGCCTTGCTGGTTCGGTGCATTGCATTCTGTTCCCATGGGCTTTGTTGTGTGAACATTAGAAATAGCAATATTGGCAATGCCTTGCAAGCTTGCTGGAACAGTGACAGCTTTGTCAACATACATTGCAGACAGTCTCACAATCAAATTCTTAGGCAATGATCCATGCTTTGCAATGTATTCTTTGACCATTGCATATTCCCTTGTTGGCAACCAATGCTGGCAATGTGGTGTCTGCTTTGCTACTTGTGCAATCTTTTCAAGATGCCAAAGCCCTTGCAGATCTCCAGCATCATGCCATCTGAAATAGGGATCCGATCCAATACTCGCAACCATTGAATCAACCCAAAATTCATCATTCAGACTATCAAGTCTTGCGTGTTGTGCTGGTTCAATATTGTTTGCATATTGCAAATAATTGCCTTTGTTTGCGTAACACATGGAACAGATGGAACCCTCGAGCTTTGCCATCTTGAATCCAGTCTTGCAAGCCACTGTAGGCAATGAATAAGACTTGCAAGGCATTTTGCTGGTCTGTGTCAATCCAGCATTGATTGCGTGAGCTTCTTTTTTGAGCATGATGATCTTTTGCATGATCACCCCCAAACCAAAAGAATGACCAGCAAACTAGGCAAAGCCAGCAAGCAAGCCACAATTACATAAAAGTCTTGTTTGTCCATCTTGAATTCTCCTTAGTAGGTAGGTTTTTCAGATCTATCGAAGCAGAATTGCTATCGATGCACAGAATTTATTGCTTCTATGTGCGATATGAAATAGGTGTTTACCCTAGATCATGCAATTATTTATTGACACAAGCGCAAAATGTATAGATCAAGCCATTGCAGATATTCAATGTGTTATTTTGTTTGCAATGCAATCTCTGCCAGTATTACAAGCCCTTTTCATGGCATTGCATACAGTAAACAATGCCACCTACAGTCTGGCCAAAACTTAAATTGAGTCCTGGTCAACCAACACTGGTATGGGGCGCTTGGCAAATTTCTATTCAGAATTGCTGGAATTTTCCGCAGCATTTGCCTTCTGCGCCAGCATAATTTTTACCAGATCTTGCTTGATACCCCTGTATATGCCCAATGGCTCAGAATCAAGATCCTTTGCTTTACCCCATGCGTATTCTTTCCAGCCTGGTGTGCTTGCCAACATCACCAAATTATTCAACGCATCAGAATACACTTGCTTAATCATTCTCTTGTATCCACGCCAGCCAGTATGCAAACGCAATCAATCCACCAATGGTGATGGCTGCGCCAATGAATAAACACAAGATGGTTGCAATCATTTCTTTGCTCCTGATAAAGCTTTGGAATAGATGAACACTTGGTTCTTGGCGTTGATGCCTTGCTTATCCTGCTTGCGCTTGGCATACTCCTCGCCTTGCTTGAACCGCTTCATCTTCTCGTCCCGTGTCCAAATGCTTGCGCCTTTGTAATCAAATGCTGAGTTCATTTTTTCATCTCCCGCAAATAAATGGCAATACTGGATAACGTATCTTTGCCAAACGATTTCAAAAAATCATGCTCAATTCTGTACGCTGCCATCTCCAGCGCAGAGTTCCACCCAGCAATGTATTGATCATCTTTTAGATTGGCTTTCACCGCCATTTGCCTGGCTGAACTCTCTTGTTCCCATTGGTTAAATTCCATCTGGTTTCCTTTTGCTTGATGGCTTGAATTTGCCAGCTTTGCGAAAGATGGTTCTCAAACTGTTGTAGTTCACACCAAATCTGTTGGCAATCTCCAGCTTGCTGAACCCTTGGTCGAACAAACTGAATGCTCTGCGCTCGTCAATCTGAATCGGTTTGCGTCCTGATCCTTTTCTAGCTCCCCCATGCATTTAAGACTCTCCATGCTGTTGCTGCACACAATGGGACTTGTCCATTGCCAATGGCTTTAAGTCTGTCCACCCTAGAGGCCACCCCATGAGCCACTCGACCCACGTTGGGTTCAACTGACCACCATTGCCTGCTCCCATCAGTCGAGCCTCTTCCACTGTTGTGTTTTTGTTCAGTAAATCCCAACTGCCAGTCCCGCCATACATCCCCTTGGTTCTTGGTGTAGGCCAGTTCATCTGCCGATATACCGCCACTGCTGTCGATACTTGCCCCACATTCCTGAATAAATTCATTCCTGGGCTGTCCTTCCAATCCCTCGCATTGGGCGTAGGCCATTTCTCTTGTATCTCTGGGTTCGCCAAGCTGAAATTCACTCCTCCCTTGGCTTTCCAAGATGCGCTCGTTGGCTTGCTCCTGTGATCTGTGGCTTGCGGAGTTGGCAACTTTTCCATCTTCTTGCGTAAGGCTCGTCTGCTGTTGCTCCCACCGTCTAATCCTGTCGTGTTGGGCGTGTGGAA